GATTGCTTCTGTCCAACACTTAATAAATCATCATTAGCAACTACCGTTGTTACTCTTGGTTTCTCATATAGTTTATTAATTCTTGCCATATTTATTCGTATAAATCTTGTTCATTCTCATCATCTAGCGGATAGTTAAACTCATCGGTCAGTACCGATGAAGCCCAACATATCAGCTCAGGGTTGTACACTCGTATAGTTTCTGTTCGCACGTATGATGCCAACAACGTCGACACATTCGAGTAATCCGATTGACCGTACACATCCACCTTATACACTCCCATCGGGAATGTAACGTTCAGCGTCAGTAAGCCATCGTTACAATTCACATCGGGTGCTATAACATCAGTTAGCTCGACGCAGTTTGGTTGCTTAAACACGAGCAGGTAGTACGAGAACGGATCGAGTCCATCCAAGTATATCGTCGAGTCGCTATTTGCAAATATAGTTAGCATATACCCCAGTCAAAATCATCGTCAGCCTGAGCTGAGCAATCAGTGCAATCTTTGTATAGTGGGTTTAAATCAACGTTCAAATCCATGAAGTCTCGCATCGGCTTAATATAGTTCGATGCTTGGTCTCTCCACCATTTCGCTAAGTTTGCGTTCTCTTCAAACGACACGAACTCGCTCTCATTTGTTACCTTACGAACAACTGATTCCTTAGTGATTCGAATCGGTTGGATTCGTAAGAAGTCTGCGAAGGCGTAACGGACTTGTATATCTTTTATATAGCACATCAGCTCTGCGTTGATAGTACTAAGCGAGTCGCTATCTACTTGCGTAACGAGCTCGTCGTATAGTTCCGTGCAGAACAACGGCTTGATGTATTTGATTTGAGTCTCTCGGATAGCAATAGCAATGTTAGTCGCATCGACGTTTTCTGACAAGTTTGTTATGCCGTAGAAGTCTTGTACCTCGATAAAGTTAGTGTTGCAGCAGTTAGCCATTGTATCTACCTCCTATGTTTAACACTGTTGCTGGTGCATCGGGAAGCTTACCGCCACCTTCTGCTGGAGGCAATGCAACTAACTGACGAATCTCATCAGGTGTCATTGACTCTAATACTTTATTTGCAACCAATGGACTCAATGCTCCAAGTGCTTGTGATGTACGTTCTGTTGTTGCTTCAAGCTGAATTGTTTCTGATGGCGGCATCTCAGCATTATATCCACTCGCCTCTCTACGTTCGCCCAATGTATAGTCGTCTTTAAACGCACCATCTATGTAATTAAAAGGTTTCGAGTTAGCAATCTTAATCGGTTCGCCTGCATAACCTGGAATCCATCGTGCCAAGTCCTCACATAACGCAGTGATAAAGTTCACATCGTCTTTGATAACGGTGTTGTAATATAGCTCGATGCTATTCGAAATCTCGTTAGAAGTTCCGAGCTGACCTGCTGTTTTAATTCCTGCAAGTATCTGTGGGATTTGAAACGCACGTGTGATAGCTTCGGTGATAAGGTTGCTCAAGCTGATAAATAGCTCATGATTACTATTCGCATTAAACTGCGTGATAACGGGTTGGCTTCCTTCCTTGCCGTACAACACAACGGGTTCTCCGCCGTGTTCTGCTCCGCTCAGTTCAGATAGTTTCTCTTTGAACGCATCACGTTTGGTCCGACCGTCAGGTGTTGTTCCTTTCAGTTCGCCTGGAACGTACACAAGTACGCTCGGCATAAACGCATTATCAATATTATTAGCGTGAAAGTTCTGAATCTCTCCGTCAGCATAAGCCCAATTAAGCGAAGCTGACCAAGACGGTGTCACATAGTACGGTTGCCCTGGTGCGTAACGTTTAGCATAAACAATCGCCCCTTTCCACTTTTGGAACTCGGCAGGTTCTTGTAAACTAGCAATCGTCTCCTTCGTGTGAATCGGATCGTATAAATCATAATCGATTGGAATGTTCAAGTACGCATAACGTCCAACTGTCTCTTCCCAATTCGCTGAAATCTTACAACGGCGAATAACACCGTCCTCATCAGGTTCAGCAAGACGAACAGTACTTGCATCAACGTGTCCGATGTTTACAAGCTCACCATTCATGTTGAATTGCAAGTGCAATACAATGGTCTCAAAGTATGCGTAATCGTATGACATACGAGCTAATAGCTCGGAGTCGAATATCTTTTCTAAAGTAGGTGTAACTGGCGAATCTTCAAACATAAAGCCGTCACCAGCAATGAACTTAGCGTGTGATTTCGCACAAGCACGAGCCGTTGGACTATTATTGATAGCACGAATGAGTTCTTGCGGAAAGTTGTTATTCTTGCCGAAGTTAATTACGTTGAACTTTACGTTACGAGTTATCGTGGCAAGAGGTGGTTTAATTGGTGCTTTCGCTTCGAACATATAAACGCCCTTAGCTATCTCCTCTAGATTTTTTTCTTGTTGTTTTGCCATCGTAAATTGGTTATTATCGGCTCGCACCACCTAGACTTGCTAGGTAGTGCTTCGATATACTCAAATTTACGAACTATGTAGGTGTAATGTTGTACAGATGTTGTACACTGCTACGCCTCAGGCGAAGCGAGGTAGGTCAAACACATTCGCAACCTTAACCCAATGATACTGCTCAAAGTGTGCCATCTTACCAGTCTCCTCGAACGCGTCGAACTGCTCAACCATAGCAGGTATCTTATCACGCCATCTGCCCGATGCTGACGAGTTGCGTAGCTTCCTGGCAATATCGGAACGCACCCAACTAAAATGGTGCATTATTGGTTCGTCTATGATGTAGAAGTTCTTACTAGTCGATACGGTTCGAGTTGGATCGGCAAGGACTGGATAACCTGCACTACCTAACCTAGTTGTTGGATAGATTCGACTAATGAACGGCACGTAGTAATCCTCTAACGGGTTGAGTCTGATGTTCGGGTGCTTGTAGTAGGTCAGCATACGACAAGCAGAACCATCGTACTGCTCGACTATGTCACGATGTTTCTTAAACACAAGCCCATCGTAGAGCTCGTCGCAGTCCATTGATATGAAGTGCGTACAGTCCTCTGCTCGTGCCACCTCAAGTCCTAAGTTACGCTTACGAGTCTCATTAAACGTGCCTGACTTCGTTAAGTCGGGATGATACTGCACGTTGATAGTGCCTCGTTCGGGTAGAGTCGGTCGGTACGATTCGCCAAAGTTCGACACGTTCTGATAGACGATAATAATAACGTCTACGTGCGGTTGGATTTGAGAGATGCTATACGGCAACAGTTCGTCACCATCGTAGACATTCCATATTGCAGCTAACTTGCTCATAGCTCAGCCCTCCATTTTTCCAAAGGGCAAGATTCTTCTTTATCTCTAATTTTAGCAGCCCAAATACATCCACATCCGCCGTGCTTAATCTTACAGAACCGACTTGCCCCGTACTCAGATACAAAGCAACCTTTACAGATTGCCTTGCGTTTTTTAGCTATATCGCTGTTCTTATCTAATAAGAGTGCAACGAATCCTCCAATGATTGACATTACTTCGTTGGCTTATACTTAGGTTTCAATACTATCACACCACGTTTAGCTCCGACCGCTTCGGAATTATACCAAAAGTCGAACCCATCAACGCCATAAATCTTCTCGACTGCATCCTTAATCCAAGCCCATTCGTAGGTGATTGCACCGTATTGGTCGTACCCTAATTCGGGACGTCCTGGCACGAGGAAATCATGGATCAATATAACGGGTTTCCAATTATATTTAGCCAAAACCGCCAACTCATTTAGTAACGGGTTGTGCTTCTCCCAATGCGCATCTAAAAAGCAGAACAGATTCGGTCTTGCACCTTTTTTCTTGTACGCTTTAAGTATATCTTCTAGCACGACATCACTCGAACCGAGATGATGCGTTACGTTCGGGCAGTCACGAGTGTATTCAATCGCAATAGTTTGATTCGCTTCTACGACTTCAATCGTATCGACACGTTCAGCTAGAGCCGACAAGTGTCTAGTCGTTGCCCCTCGAAACGTTCCCGTCTCGATGATCCACGTGATGTTGTTCTTAGTGCATAGGTCTTTAACCGCTTCGGCTAGGTGCGTATCGCCCTCAAACCCTAATGCGTTTTGTCTTAAATAGTCTTGATGTGTCATTATTTTGTACGACCTACGTTGCCGCTACGTTTAAATTGTTTGAATCCTTTTTTAATTATGTTATTTGCTATCTTACTAGATGCCTTATCTTCTGTGTTGAGCTGTGCTATCTTACGGAGTGCTCTTGCTTGTTTGCCGTTCATTATATCCCTCCTTGTACCGTAAATAATGTTGTATCCTTAATCTCTGCACCCATTCCCGTGTATGCCATGTGAATATGTGGCAAGTGTATCTTTTCAATCCCTGCTCGATGGAACGCCAAAGATAGAGACGATTGGTCTTGTCGGTGGTGTAAGAACCGAGCGTCTTGGCTTTGTCCGTCGTGATGACGTGATCCATGAAATACTCCAAGAGAACACGATTCTAAGAACTCATCCATTACTTTTCGAGACTTAGCGTTTCGCAAGTCCACCGCAAAGATACAAGACCACAAGCACGGCATCAGCTCGGCTTGGTCTCTTGTGTATCCGAAGTATGCAAGCGAGTAGTCGTTACATTCCTGCGCACAGTTCCACCCGCCAGTCATGAAGTAGTAACCATCGGTATTAATCAGCTCGAACCAATCGGTTAAGTCTTTAACGACTTGAACCGAACAATCGAGCCAAATGATTTGCTCGTAACCGAGCTTGATAGCTTTGTCGAATGCTGCTGCTTTGATTGTGTATGGGCAGTTCTTATCATAGTAGACTGACTCTTGCAAGTCCACTTCGTTCCAACCAAATACGTCCGCATCGACTCCGCCTAATGTAGCAAGTAGTCTTGCTTGACCTTGCTCGTACCAACCCTCGCCAGTGTATGCGTTTATTATTGCTCTTTTTGCCATGCTCTAGTTATGTTTTTATCGTGTTTATAAATGTGTAATATGTCGTGTATTTTGTGTTGCGTCTTAATGCGCTCAAGCGAACGCTCACACCAATCCCAATCCTCACCCCAATTCGACCTATCAAACGGAACATCTTGAACTAGACTACGCTTCCACGCACAAACGTGAAAAGGTCTGCGCTTAGTGATTCCGTCAGTTACGAACACCTCGTTCTCGGTATGATTCAAATCGAAGTCAACAATCGTCTTATGTCCGTCCACTTCGGCGTGTTGTAGGAATGTGATAATGTCAACATCGCCCGTATAGTCTGCTAGCAAGTGATACGATTCTGTTACGTTATCATCATCGTCGCAGTATGCAATGTATTTGCCTCGTGCCATCTCTAGCAGACGTTGTCGTTTCTCGCCGATGCTCATCTTTTTATTGTCGATTAATACTAGCACCTCAGTGTTATTCGGGCAGATATCTTCGATTCTCGTTAACAATGCACGAACCATATCGAGTCGTTCGGGGATAGATGGAATTAGGATGGATAGAGTTATGTTATTTAATGCCATATTTTTCGTTATGTGGTTCTATTTTATATCTGTAATGAAATAACGGCTCGGTGATGTACGATTCTTTTCGTAGCAATGCCGACACGCCATCCGAATAAAGTTTATCTTCTCCAAATCGTAAGTCTTTAAATCCGACACGTAACGCAACGGAGCGAAGCACTGGATTAAAGTGCGTGATATTTCGGACATAATCCCAACCATCGACACGGTTAGCCCACGTTTTATACTTTAAACGATGGCAACATCTCTGCTGCTTAACTCCGTTTGTTGTCATTACCACATTCATTCCTACGCAGTCAACGTCGGGCGTGATAGCTTTAAGAATCAAGCAAATGTATTCCTTACTTGGCATGTCGTCATCATCAAAATAAACAATAAACTCGCCTCGTGCAAGTTCAAGTAGACGTTGACGTTTGTCTCCGATGCTTATCTCTTTGTTATCGGATAGTGCTACAAGTTCGACTGATTCCGTTGTTCTTGTGATAAGGTCATTTAGAGCCGAACCGAATGATTGCATCGGCTCGTGAAGATCGATTAGTTGACGATCGAATTCGTGCAGCAACATCTCGAATAGTTCGACACGTTGCTTTGTGGTTGCGATTAGTATGGATAGTTTCATATACGTTGCTTTAACCAGTTTTTATGTGCTGCTGCTTCGGGTGGTAATAGTCCTAGTACATCAAGACCAAGCTCTTGCCACTTACGGCATTGAGCAAGGTAGGTGTATTCGCCTACGTTCCAAGTCGAATCGGCTTTGATGCTTGTTGCATCCTTAGCTATTCCACCGACCGAGTAGTGGTTGTGTTTAAACTCTAGCAAACTAGTCAGCTTGCATCCAGTAATATCAGCTTGGTGCGTCAAGTGAGTATCGCAAAACATGTGCGTGTACGCTGGTGGATACACATAACCATAACTTTCATAATACGCACGATCCATAATCGGCAAGGTAATAATCCAAGGTTGCGTTCCGTCTTGAGTCTTTAGAATCCAATCGGTTTTATCCTGCACCTGCTCGACTATTAAATCGTCCCAATTTTTCGGACAGTCAAAATCGTCCGAGATAACCACGAAGATATCACCCGTAGCGACCGATGCTGCCTTGTTTATCGCCGCAACCGATGTATTCGTATCGTTTTTAATAACCTTGGCGGTAATGTAGTCTTGCTTGTAACTAATTGCATCGGGATATAGTGACGTGTCGCTCTTATCAATACTAAGCAAGTACTCTATGTCGTGCTTGCCTGATGTGTTATCCATCCATTTCCAAGCGGTCATGGTCTGTAGGTCTGCTCTGCCGTATGAGGCGTGAATGATTGATATCTTCATGCTATATGTTTTATCGTTAAGTGTGGATTAAATGCTAAATAAGTTGAAAATAGCCGTTCGCAAATGAACGGCATAAGTGTGTAGTACGGATAACCCGTCACACGCTGCAAATGCTCGGCTGTAACGCCTTGTTTCCGCTTGAGTGCCGTATAACTCTTGCACTCGGTTTGAGCCGATTCTACGTGAGCTAATGCATTCATAAACGGAACGAGCCAATTCGTAACGTAATCCTCGTACACTGATGTGCGTGCTATAAAGGCGTTCGAGTAGATGTTAGGTGTGCGTACCTTGTCGAAGGTGGTAGCTACATCTGCTCGTCCCATCTCAAAAAACGCCTCACGTGCCGCCCCGATTATACCCTTGTGCCACGTTTCCGCCTTAGTCCATACGTTCGGTTGCTTGTGCATGTTATCAAACGCATACACATCTACCGAGCCGTCAACGAGAGGCAGGAGTTTATCGATGCGAACCGCACGTTTACGCTCGAATGCCCACGATAACACGCCGAAATAGTCAGCACCGTTATGGTCTCCACTTGTAAGCAGTTCTGCAATAACGTGATTCTCTAGGCAAGGCTGATTTGTAGCGTTTGAGTTATCGTACCAAATAGTACTAGTTGATAGGCTTGCTCGTTGCGACTCGTCGTATAGGATTTGATATAGTTGTACGTTCATATCTTACACAATAAATCAAACATCTTCCTTCGACACGAACCGCATCGAACCGAACCTGCATGATGCCCCAATGAACGGAGCAAGTCACGAAGTTCGAACCATTTCGATTCGTTTTGCTTGTTAAATATTGTTCCGTTCGTTCGGAAATATTCTTTTAATTCGTCCATGCGGTGATGAGTGATTGAGGGATAATAACCTCTGATTTCGTACTAACTTTGATTAGATATAAAGGTTCTGATTTGCCATCGCTTTTCACCGATACAATTTTGCCTTTTATATCCTCGAATACGCCAGGCTTATTCTTTGCTCCGTCATTGTACCAAATAGTGTTGCCAACTTCGTATAGTGGGCGATTAAGTTGGTGTTTAAGAATTTCAATAGAGTTATAACATTCTGCAAGTGTAGTATCCACATAATGGCGTACGTCCAACACTTCATTTAACACCACCTTGTCCTCCTGCAACATATCGCTTCGTAACTCCTCGATTCGATTGATTATTTTAACACCAGCGTATAAGAAAATAAACATTACACATAGTAATGCAAAGGTGATTCCGATTTGAAAATCGGCGTTTGGGATTGGATCAAAAAAGTTCATAAATATATTTGTTTAGGTTAATCGGTTAGCTTCGTGCCTTCCGTATTACAAATATATAACAAAATATTTTAAATAACAAAATCGCCCCTCACGTATGTGAAAAGGGCGATTTGAATTAACCTAAAACAAACTATGAAACTTGTCTTAGTTGTGCCTGATGCGAGCCTTTCGACTCGCTCGGCTTGTATCGTTACGCTACGTACGACTCTAAAAGAGCCTTAGTGTTTGCGTATGAAACGTTCAAGAAATCAGGTGCTGGACGAGTCTCGCCGTAGCCAGTCTGATTGAACGTTAAGTTCCATTTGTTATCATCACCAACGTTTGCACCAGTTGATTTCGTAGAACCACGCATCTTTAATCCATAGTCAAGACCATAGACTTCGAACGTTGAGTTCTGCTTTTCAACTACAACAACCAATTCCTGAGCAGCCGCTAACGATTCGATAGCATTCTTATCAGTTTGTGATTGTTGCTCAAATTTACCGATGATTGATTGAACCCAATAAGAAACCAAGTTGTCTCCTTCTTCTTGTGTCTGTGTTGCAGACACCGTTCTATTCATCGCAGTAAGTTTGACTGCATTTGCATAAGTGACTAGATTCATTCCAGTCACCGTGCCGTTAGCTGATTCGTTATACTCAGAACCATCTGTTAAATCTTCACGATTAAACACGTAGATGTTCTTCGGTTTTACACCACCAATGAGAGTTGTATCTTCACAGGTAGGATCGGGAAGCCCGACAATTACGCAATCTGCCATTTTCTGTCCTCCTTAAAATTAATAACCTAAACCAACTAACTCAGCATATTTATACTGCGTTCCAATTTTGAACTCTGCATCGACTTGATTTGTCTTATCATATGGATTGTACAAAATCTCTAACGCATTAGTATCAGCCATTGCATCAGTACCAACTACTAAGTTAGTCTTAGTTGTGTAAAGGATTCTGTTTGGATTCGACAAGTTCTTAGCAGAAATTGCTCTATCCCATTCTGATTCTTTACGAACTTCGATGCCTCTGAAGAATAATGTACGAGTACCTTCGTTAGTTAAGATGATACCACGATCACCACAACAAGCATCTTCGTTTGTTGCTAAGTAGTTATCCCAAATAGTACGAGTTACTGCGAAGTACTTGTCCGAGTTTGGAACGTTGTCTAACAATGATGAAGCGTTATCGTGTAATGATTTCAATGCGTCTAACGCTGAATCAGTAGTTAACGATGTTGGGATGTCGTATTTATTTGCTATAACGTAAGTTTGAGCATCAGCTATTAAGCGAGTCCAAAATCCGTCACAAATCTTTAACACTTGGTCGCCAGTCAATGCTGTGTTACCGAACCATACTAAACGCCATAAGTCAGTTCTCATTCCTGATTGAACTTTCTCTAAAATGTAATCAGCGATTCTTGTTCCAGTGATATCAAACTCAGCATTTCCACTACGAGCCCACTCTTCCATGAATGAATCTCTCAATCCTTTCACGCATTGGTCCAAGTTAATCTTAGCATCACATACGTCAATGAATTTTTCAGTTAAGGTAATAACCTCACCAGTTACATCACGTCCGCAACCAGTTGATGTTTGGATGATGTCTTCTAAGTTATCGTCTAATGCTAACTGTTTACGAGATTTAATAGATAACATTACGTCAAAGTATGCCTCCATTTGTCCCGTTAAAAACGTAGGTTTAATTAAAACCTCATTTGCTTGTTGTCCGCAGTAGCTTACTCCTGCGATGTTTATTACGTCTGCCATTTTTTCTAATGTCTAATTGTTATCTAATTCCAAATGATTTTTTCATTGCAATCGCTTGAGCATCTAATCCGCTCGTAGCAACTGGTTCTGCTTTCGCCGCAACTGGTGCTGGTGCTGGAACTTTCTTGTCCGACACTACCAACTTGCTTAATGCTGTTACATCTGCTTTGATTGCTGTCATCGCTTCTGCTTGTTTCGCCTCGACCAGCGCGATAGCTTCTGCGTGTTTAACTTCTGCCTCAGCTAATGCCGTAGCAACTGCCTCAGCAATTTGCTCCTCAATACTAGCTTCGATTTCAGCCACACGAACAATCGCTCCTGCTGCATCTAACGTTACAATTTTACCATCAGCCAACACGTGGTCACCTTCGGGTGCAGTTTCGGTCATCTCAGCGTTGGTGAATAACACCACACCTGAAGCGACTTCTTCGCCTTCGAAGTATAACTCAGTCGAGCCGTCTTGAAGCATAATGCTTCCTGCAGTAGGTTCTTCTGCTAATGCCTTGAACAACCTTGCAAGTATGCCCTTAGCTTCTTTTTCGTTTTTTACCATTTTTATATCGTTTTTAATAAATGCACTTGGTGGAGTAGCGATGGTGTTAATAAACCCGCTAGTCATTAGGTCGGATGGCTTGATGTAGAAATCGCCTCGACTCATTAGAGCAAGACCTTCTGAAACATCCTTGCCCATACGAGCAGCATAGACCTCAGCCATTGTCTCCTCGATTTGTTGCAACGCTTCAGCTTGACTGATTAGGTCCGTAGCGTTACCTTGCGCACCGCCCGATGGCTTGTGGAACATCCATTGTGATACTGGACTTGTCGTGATGCTATCCCCTGCACACGCTATGAGCGTAGCGATTGAAGCACACTGACCAGTAACGAATGTATTGACTTTGATTCCTGCTGACTTTAATGCGTTGTAAATCGAATAACCCTCATAGACTGATCCGCCTGGAGAGTTCATTATGACACGAATCTCGTCTGCTCCTTTATCTTTTGCCTTAGCAATTTCGGAACGTACAAATTCGGCAGTGATGCCGTCTGCTCCGATTTCGTTATCAATAAGAAGGTTGTATATAGTCATTTGATTTGATTTACTCAAATTTCGATAAAATGCAAATGCGATTTTGTACAGATATCGTACAATCCTCCCTATCGGTAGTGTATAACCTGCCTGACTTGGTCTGCTGTTGTGCAGAACTCCTCTGCTATATCAGCGTAAATAATCATTTTCTGCACGTTTCGGGACTTCGCTATCAGTTCT